TCTGTCCCGGCTTTCTGTTGGCATCCGAAAAATTTATTTTAGTAAGCAGCTTATTAATTTTCATTGCTCTCCTCCCCTGTCTGTAGTATGTCCTCTTCAATTCCTTCTGTTCCATCAAAGCCCATCATATCAGGATTAAATGAATTCCTGAATGTCATAAGCTCATCCTCTGTCATTTCATCAATGTCTTTCACAGGCTCGTTAAGTCCTGCCTTTTTTGCCTCGCTTGATATATCTGTCATCTATTTATCCTCCTTATCATAATCAACCGTTATTCCTGTTTTTGAATCCACTATAAGGCAGTTTCTTATTCCGGCTATTGCCTTTTCAATCTGTTCACTGCCAAGGAAGCTCTTTATAAGCTCTCCGTTCTTTATTTTGTAGATGTGCCATAACTCAACATCAAAATATCCGGTCTCTTCCTCACCATGTCCGAATACGCTTATCAGTGTTTTCCTATCAGCTACATACTCGCCTTTAAGCTTCTTAAGCAGAAGTTTCTTCTGTTTGTCATCCGGTTTATCCTGCATAGTATCAAGGAAGTCCTCAAGGCTTGTCTCAAAGCTGTAGTCACCTGTAAAGGCTGCTTTAAGCATTTTTTCAAGAGTCTTGTCATATTTATAGGTTGTCTTTGTTTCCTCAGTAACCTTTGACTTCCACACACCCTCGGAAAGTACCTCTTTAAGCCTGTCAACATTTATAACGTCCATACTCTGCGCATCAAGTACCGATACACTTCCATCTTTTGCATAATACCTTACAAACTTGATATTTCTGTCCTCTATGTCCTTAAGCCCTCTTGCCTGCAGCTCTGCTTTTACGTCATCAAGTGTTTTCTTACTTGTTTTAAGTTCTCTGTCAAGCTTCACAGCCTCGTTTACAAGCTCTTTTGTTGTCATTTCTTTTATAGCTGCCATTATGCCTCTCCCTTCATCTTTTCAAGTACCTTTGCCACACACTTCTTGCAGATATTTATTCCAAGATACTGAACAACCTCCTCTGTACCCTCACACGCTAAGCAGCGCGGTGTATACGGTCTTATTACTATCTTATCCTCTTCCTTTGATACCTCCATAGGATCACCGCCCTGCAGTCCCATCTCCCTTCTCATTGCAACAGGTATGTTGATAGAACCATGGCTTGATACTTTCTTGTAATTATTCCTCATTATTCTCCTTTCCAGTCTGTGACTTGCTTTGTTTATTCTTCTGATAATATATACACTTATAAATCTGTTCTTCCGTTACCTTCATTTCCTCGGCTATCTTTTCATTGCTCCACCCGGCTTTGCTCAGTGCCATAACCTTTCCTGCATCAAGTCTTTTTCCTGAACTTTTGTCCGGGCTTTTTTCCTTATCCTTGATACCCAAAGCTTTATTTTTAGTCTTAACATACTCAGCTTTATCAAGTTCAGCCATAAGACTTGCATTGCACTTCTTACAGAAATGAAACTCGCAAGCATTATCCGGTTCTGTGAAGGTTCCGTCTTTTTCAAATGATACTCTTATAAGCCTCATACCTTCCCCGGTGATTTCCTTACCGCAGAAGTCACATACAAAGCATATTTTTTTCATAAGCCCTCCTATGCTTCCATAATCTCCTTTACACTCTCATAAAGCTCTCCTACTGCATAAGCCGATTGACCTGACTTTTGTATCTCTTCTTCAAATTCCTTAAATCTGAGTGCAATCTTATACACCTTTGCCGCACCTACAGCTTCTGGGGAACTATTACCTCTGTTATCTGTGTATGATGTCATCCACACCAGTGCACGCATTATGTAAAATTCCCACTTAAAACAGTTTCTATCTCTTTTTAGCCATTCTGCCCTAGCTTCATCTATAAACTTCTTCCGGTTCAGCCTCTTCTTGTCCGGTGGAAGGAGTCCTTTTGCCTGTAGTATCTTTTTTATTTTAGCCTTCTCTTTTATCTCACTTTTGGTCATCTATTCCACCTCTTTTCACAGATGCCATAAAGTCATCCATGGCACTAAGATGAAGATCAAGCATATAGTTTCTTACATCATCCACATTATCAAATCTCCTGTAGCATTCATAAGCAAGCAGTGCCTGCATTGCTCCACACATAACTGCAACTGCTTCAAGCTCTGCCTGCCCACACTCCATTGAAACCCTGCCGTTTATCAGGTTCAGCTTAATGCTCCCATCTTTCATTCCTTCTCTCCTTCCCTCTTAAGCATGGCTTTAAGGGCTTCAATCAGCTTGGAGCATTGTGTATAGTCAAGCCATTCAATGCGGTCAACCTTAAACATCCTCTTAGCCATTCCGTTTATCCGCCTGTTATCCTTCCATCCAAGCCTTCTTGAGAGTATGTAAAGCTTCTTTCTCTGTTCCTCTGTGACAGGATTGCCGGGTTTTCTCTTTCCTCCTGCCATATCCTTAAGGTTTCCAAGTGCTGCTATTACAAGGGAAAGCTCCCTTCTTGTAAGCTTCTTAATGCTTGACTTTCCTGTCTGTCCATACACAAACTCATGCAGGTCATCATCAGACATTGAAAGCTCTTTACTTTTTGCAATCCCCCATAACATTTTTATGCTTGGCTCATACAATCAGACCGCCTCCTTTGAAAGACCATGCTTTTTCTTAATAAAATCAGGGATTAGTATTTCGCCTTTTTCGGCTATGTTCTCTTTTGTTATTACATAACCGTTAAGTCCGCCTTCTCCTGCCATTCCTACTGCTGACTGTGTGAAAATCCTTTCAAGCTTGTTTATTGTTTCACTGCTTCCTTCAAGCTGTATTATCATTTTTCTCTTCATAACCGTTCTCCCTTCTTATAACATCATCATTCCGCTTGCTTCCCTCATTACTTTGAGGGTTATCCTCTTTTCTCCTGTTTCCTTCATAAGACGGAGTACATTTGTAAGTGTCCTGTCAAGAAGCCTGAAGCACCCTGTCTGGTTATTCCTTGCCCGAAGCATAAACTCATTCATAGCCGGCTCGTCTATCTCATAGCCTTCAAGGTAATCTCTTACTTCCTGTTCTGTAAGCCCCTTAAGCTTATAATAAAAGTCCATCCTGTTTGCAAAGCGTACAAGGTTACTCTTTATTTCAGCTTCAAGCCTTGGCTCTCCTGCAATCACTATTCCCACATCTGACTGGTCATATATTCCCCTTATTATTTCCATCTTCTTCTGGGTGTACTTATTTATCAGCTTGTCGGCTTCATCAATGATAAGCAGATAGCCTTCATTTGTGTTAAAGAAGTCCCTTATGCGGTTCACTCTGCTCCATATAGTGCCTCCTGCCCCCTGTGGCATTCCTATTTCCTTCTCTATCGCCTCTACAAGGTCTCTGCATGCCATGGTGTCATCACACTCTATGTAGGCAACTCTCGGCATCTTAGCATACTTTTTTAAACTGTGTGTCTTGCCATAGCCTGACTTTGCAACCACAATCCCAAGAGCCATGTCTTCCTGACAGGAACGGCATATACCTAAAGTATTTACAAAATCGGCAGACTCAAAGTATTCAGTCTTTGACCTTAATCCTGTCACACTGTTTTTTTCATCTCCTTCAACGCTGTGTACAAACTCCCAAAGTACAGCCTCAATCCCTTCCGGGTTAGAGTCATATTTTCCTGATAAATATTTGCTTATGGTAGACCTTGTATACCTGACTTCTCCCATTTCCGAAAGCCTTTCAGCAAGCTCTGCCTTGGTTATTCCCATCTCAGAAAGAATATCCTGTACAATATCCTTAAGTTCCCTCTCCTCTGTATAAAGCTGTACAGCCTCCATAACAAGTCCCCTTTCTAATCTTTTGCTACAAAGCCTTTAAATCCCTTAATGCTTCTGCAGCTTTTCTATTAATGTAGTCATTTCCGTTACTGTCTTCCTGCTTCCTGAATCCGTTCTTATAAGTGGTATCCTTTGGAAGAGATATAACATTATTCTTTATTTCCTTCTTTTCAGGCTTCTTTCCTATCATCAGGTCAATTCCGCCTACTGTGGAAGAAAATCCAACATATCCGGCATTTAACTCTTCAAATGGTATGTTAGCCTCTCTAAGCAGTTCCCTGTCTCTCTTTAACTGTCTCTTCTGTCTGCCAAGATGTTCCTTTAATGCATCCTGTTCCACTCCGTCCGGGCTTACAAAGGTCATAAGCTCCTGTGCATAAGCCTCACATACCTGCTTTCCGTTCTTAAATATGTAGACTGTCTGCATATCGTGAATGTCATACTTGATATCCACATGCTGCCCTATATACTGGCAGAGGTCATCAGATCTGTAGGTAAGACTTCCAACCTTTACTCCTACATTCCTTACAAGCCTTCTCTCCGATTTCATCATAAGAAGCGTTGCATAGCTCTTAGGCGGTACTGCCTTCATATATCTTTCAGCATTTTCAAAGCAGCCAAGAGGGGTAGTGTACTTCTCTCCCTGTGCCTTAAGACCGCCCTGCACGCTTACTGCATAGACTTCCTTTACCCAGTTCTGCCACTTTTCATAAAACTCCTCTATGGTAAGCAGCTCTCCCCTTTCAAGCATTCCGTTTATGTCCTTACTTATCTTGTCTGAAGTCTTTGAGCCTGTAAGGGTTCCTGTGTAACTCTTAAACCACCTTACAAACTTTTTGCAGACAGTTCCAAAGAACCTCTCAACCTGTCCTTTAGTCCAGGCATAGTAAGGAAGTGCCCTGTGGTAGTCCTCTATGCCTATGGACTTGTAAAAGCCTTCTGTGGCATCATCAAAGTGTGCTCTCTGCCTGTCATTTCTTGCAAAGCCTGTCATTCTCTTTGATGTGTAGTCCTTACCGTTATCAATATAGATATACTGCGGTACGCTTCCGGCATCGTGGTAAAGCATTTTTAACAGTGACTCTTTCAGCGTTTCGCTGTTGGCATCCCTGCACATCACATCACCGAGTATCATCCTTGACCTTATGTCCACCCACGCAACAAGCTTAGGCTTTACTGCCGTAACTTTTCCGTTAGGGTGCTTATATGATACCCAGCAGTCGAAGGTATGCTCGTCACCCATCA